TATGACGAGGAGACCATAAAAAAGATATATAATCGAATAGATGAGTGCAGAGAGTATTACGAGGAGTGCGTAAAAGAAATAAGCGTACCAGAAAATGATATGGCATACATAGATGGATCACAAAACATAAGACATGAATAAACAAATAATAGAGAGTGATAAACTCACAGAACAACTAAATGTAAGGATAACGAAAGCGGAAAGGGAATTGATGAGGGTAACGATCAAAAAGTTCTACCCCAGCATGAAAACTGGTGCTTTTATTAGAATGATTTTGCACTTGCATTGGAGGAAAATTGCAGAAGGTCTGGATGAGTCGGACAAATTAGATCAACAAATAGTTAAATTTTTAAAAAGTAAATAAATGGAACACAAGGAAAACACCGGAAAGATATTCAAAAACAATTTCAAGGAGAAAGACAGCCAACCAGATTACAAAGGATCTGCTTTAATAGATGGACAGTATAAAGAAATAGCACTCTGGATTAACACGAGTAAAAATAACGTCAAATATTTTAGCGCTGCATTTCAAGATAGCACAAAAGACGTAGAGCAAGGCGGAATAAAAGAAGACCAAAGAATAAAAAAAGCACAAAAAAATGACGATATACCATTTTAGTTTTGTATATTAGCGGAGCTTAAGGTATTTTTTGATTTAGATTATTATCTGAGAGGGCATGTTTAGTAGCGTGCCCTTTTTTATTGCCTTATATTTAGAAAAATACTAATGTTATACAGATAACAAAAAAAATTACTACATTTGATTAGATTCTAAGCAATGGAATGGATTAAAAAAGTGCAAGAAAAGGAAGCCGAATTCTTAAAAATCATATATAAAAAGGGCGAGTATTTTTATGCTAAGGATATTGTGCAAGAGTTCTACATCAAGCTAATGAAGTATGCAACGGAGGACAAAGTATTCAAAAACGGAGAGCTAAATATGGGTTATTTGTATTATGTACTTAAAAATATCTTTGTCAATTACCAAAATGAAAAGAATAAGATCCAGAAAGTAAACATGGATGAGGTGCAGTTGGCTGTTAATTATGATTATTATGAAGGTGATACAAGCAGAGAATTTGAATTACAGATAAAAGAGCATATTAGCTCATGGAGTTATTTCGACAGAGAGCTGTTCAAATTATACACTGGTATATGTGATGAGTACAGAACAGAAAGCATAAGCATGCGCAGTATTGCAGATGGCACTAAGATCAGCACAAGAACTATCTTTTATACCCTCAAAAGATGTAAGGACAAATTACGAACGGAGCTTGGGGATGAGTATGCTGATTATATAAATAAACAAAAGAAAAAGCAAATCAAATAAAATGGCAGAGAAAAAAACAAGGAAAAAAAGAACACCTAAAAAATCGGTGAATGAAGGAATAGGTGACAAGGTCGAAAAGGTATTGAAGAAAACTGGAGTTGACAAGGTTGCAAAATTTGTCATGGGCGAAGACTGCGGATGCGATCAGCGTAAAGAAAAGCTCAATGAGATGTTTGCAAGATTCACAGAGCCAGAATGTTTAACGGAAGACGAACACAAGTGGCTAGAAAATTGGTATAGCGAACAGCGTAATGTCATGAAACAATCAGAGCAGAATGAATTTATAGCTATCTACAAGAGAGTATTCAGAGTACGTGGCAAAGTTAGCACTCACTGTCCCAGCTGCATGCGTGATTATTTGAGTAAAATGAAACGGTTGTTTGAAACATACCAAGATTAATGATCACAATAACTGGACACCCAATAAGGCACAAAAAAAGGATCAAAGAAATAGAACAAAGATTTCTGGACTCTGGTGTTGATGTCGAAGTTATTTACAAGAATATAAACCACATAAGTATAAAGAATGAAGACGGAAAAAATCAAGATCAGCAAAATAAAAGCTAATCCGGAAAATCCCAGAGTAATAAAGGACGATAAATTTAAGAAGTTGGTGCAGTCAATTAAGGACTTCCCAGAGATGCTGGACATACGTCCTATTGTAGTAGACAAAAACAATATGGTCTTAGGCGGAAACATGAGATTAAGGGCATGTCAAAAAGCTGGATTGACAGAGGTCGCTATAATTAAAGCAGATCAATTAACAGAGGAACAACAGAGAGAGTTCGTTATAAAGGACAATGTAGGCTTTGGAGAATGGGACTGGGATGCTTTAGCGAATAGCTTTGATGCTAATGAGCTTGAGAACTGGGGACTAGAAGTGCCGGGTATATTGGACAAGGATGAAGAGATCACACCGCAAATCGAATTTAGCGAGCAATTAAACGAAGCTAACAATTACGTGGTTTTATTTTTTGATAATGATATTGACTGGTTACAAGCTCAAACTCACTTTGAATTGAAGTCAGTACACTCTAAAAGAGCAAACGGCAAGGCATGGAGCAAAGGAATTGGCAGAGTTGTTAATGGTAGTAAATATTTTAATTCGATAAAATGAAGTCAAAAGTAAGGGAAAGAATCATGATCACTTTAGATCAATTAAATGACATTGAGATTGATATTCTCAACCGAAGACATATAGAAAGATATGCAATGATTCGACAATGGTGTTATGGCAAGGTGCTTGATATTAGCTCTGGATGCGGTTATGGAACAAATTTGATAGGTAGAAACCCAGATGTGGAATATATTAAGGGTGTTGATATTAATAAAGAAGCAATAAATTGGGCAAAAAAATATTTTGAAAATCACAAATGCCAGTTTGAACAAAATAGCATAGAAAAATTTAATGAAATTTATAACGTATTGGTGTGTATTGAAACAGTTGAACATTTAAAAAACCCAAAAATAATAAATGATCTTTGCGAAAGATGTAATATTCAAACCATTTTTATAAGTTACCCCAGTAAAAAAACAACTCATTATAATAAATTTCATTATAACGATTTCAATGATAGCGATATAATCAAAATATTTAGCAATTATTCTCTAAAAGATTCTATTGATCTGCATCGAGAGGTACGCATACTTAAACTTATTAGAAATGTATAAAATTTATTGTGCTTCATATAAAAGAGCTAACATATGTAAAACGCATAAATATCTTAAAGACATTACATACGTAGTCATGGAGCAAGAGGCGGAAAAATATAAAAAAATTCATGATCAGATTTGGGTAATACCTAACGAAGTGCAAGGAAATTTGGCAAGAGTTTGGAATTATATTTTAGATAATTCTCCAGAAAAAAACATAGTAACGATAGACGATGATATAAAATATTTTGGCAGATGGAATGGTAACAAGTCTGTACGATTAAATGAGCAAGAAGTATATAACATGATTCAGGAAGGCATGCAACTTGCACAAGATTTAAACGTTGTCTACTGGGGACTAAATTGTTTAGCCGACAAAGGGGCATACAGAGAATACACACCTTTTGGAACATGTCAATACATTGGCGGACCATTTCAAGCTCATATAAATAACGACTTAAGATATGACGAGCAAATATATTTAAAGGAAGACTATGACATGACGTTACAAGTGTTAAATGCATACAGAAAAAATATCCGAATGAACATGTACCATTACGTATGTGAACAAGCTACAATAATTGGGGGCTGTGCTGACTATCGAAATGTCGCAAAAGAAATAGAGCAAAATAAAAAACTGCAAAAAAAATGGGGCAGTAAAATTGTGAGGTTTGATAAAAGCAATAAAAGTTCCGGTAAAGAAAAAAGCTTTGACATCAACCCAATTATCAACGTACCAATAAAAGGAGTTTAAAATGGCAAGTAAAGATAATTTAATACCCTTTGAAAAGGGAAAGAGCGGTAACCCAAAAGGCAGACCAGTAGGCAGTAAAAACAGAAGCACTATTGCTAAGAAATGGCTAGAGATCGAACAGAAGCTAAAGAACCCTTTAACGAATGAAGTTGAAAAGATGAGCCAAGAGGACTTAATGACATTGGCATTAATCAAAAAGGCTAGAGAGGGAGATACGCAAGCATACCAAAAATTGCTTGATTCAGCATACGGACAACCTCTCCAACAGATTGAGCAAACAAATATAGAGCAACCACTATTTCCAGATGTTAAAGAGGACAACGGCGATAAATAAAATACTGGCTCTAAAAAAGAGAATCAAAATTATTCAAGGCGGTACATCTGCCGGAAAGACATTTGGCATTCTGCCTATATTGATCAACAAGGCTTGTTTACTTCCCGGTCTGGAGATTTCAGTTGTAGCAGAGAGTCATCCGCATTTAAGAAGGGGAGCCCTAAAAGACTTCCTAAAAATCATGAAGACCACCAACCGATTTATGGATGACCGCTTTAATAAAAGCAGATCGCAGTACACATTCGCTAATGGCAGCTTTATCGAATTTTTTAGTGCCGATGACTCCAGCAAATTGAGAGGGGCGAGAAGGGACATTTTGTATATCAACGAGTGCAACAATATTACTTTTGATTCTTATAATGAGCTTTCAATAAGAACAAAGAAAGAGGTTTACCTTGACTACAACCCAAGCAACGAATTCTGGGTGCATACCGAACTAAAAAATGATCCGGATGCTGATTTCATTATTTTGACCTACAAAGACAATGAAGGACTTGACGATGGTATCGTCCAACAGATTGAAAAGAATCGCTTAAAAGGAAAGACAAGTACCTATTGGGCGAACTGGTGGCGTGTTTATGGCGAAGGGCATATAGGTCAATTACAAGGAGCGGTTTTTACTAACTATAAGATCATTGATAAAATACCGAGTGAAGCAAGATTGATTGGCATTGGTCTGGATTTCGGTTATAGTGCTGACCCTACGGCAATAATAGAGATTTACAAATACAATGATCAAAGGATATTAAATGAATTGGCATACCAAACTAAAATGGTCAACAGTGATATTGCTAAAATCCTACCTACTGGCATTCCTATATTTGCAGATAGTGCTGAGCCAAAAAGTATTGAAGAGATCAGAAGAGGAAAAAATGGTGTATTGATTAAGGGAGCGGCAAAAGGAAAGGACAGTATTAGTTATGGCATAGACGTTATGCAGAGGCAAGATTATCTGGTAACGAAAGACAGCACTAATTTAATTAAGGAGCTTAGATCCTATTGCTGGGACTCGGATAAAAGCGGAAAAAAACTAAACAAACCTATTGGAGAGTACAATCATGCGTTGGATGCGATCCGGTACCATGAGATTGAAACGCTTGGCTTAAATAAAAGCTACGGCAAATATTCTATAATATAGGTTACTACATAATTATTATTTAAAGGTTATATAAACAAGATGAACATAGATTTATTACTTCCTACTTCGCTAAGTGAGATTCCATTAAGCAGATACCAAGAGTTTATTGAGATGAAAGAAGCATCAAACGATGACGAATTTATTGCTCAAAAAATGATCCAAATATTTTGCGGCATTAAATTATCAGAAACTAGAAAAATTAAAATGAAGGATTTGAATGATTTAATTGTGCATTTTACTAGAGTGTTTAATGAAAAACCCAAGTTAATCAGACAATTCAAAATCAAAAACATTCAGTTCGGCTTCATACCCAAACTAGATGAGATTACTTTTGGTGAATACGTAGACCTTGAAAACCATCTGCAGAACTGGAAAAATTATCACAAGGCTATGGCGGTCATGTACCGACCTATCACCGACAAGAATGGGTACAATTATTCGATTAGAGATTATGAGCCAAATGAGGACATGCAAGATTTAATGAAGTTTGCACCATTAGATGTAGCGATCAGCAGTTCTCTTTTTTTTTTGACTTTAGGCAACGAATTACTCAGTCTTACAATCAACTATTTACAGAAAGAATTGAAGACGATGATAAGTTCCAGCAATATAGCGAACGCCAAAATTTCACCAAGCAATGGGGATGGTACAATAGCTTCTATGCACTTGCTTCAGGAGATATTACCAAGTTTGACGAAATTGCAAAATACAGACTTACTAAATGTCTCACCTATCTCACCTTTGAAAAACAAAAAAACCAAATTGAAGCAAACGAAATTAAACAACAAATGAGACGATGAATTATTTTGATATTATAGATAAATTAAAAGCACATTTTGAAGCGGATCCAATAGTAAATACCGTTACGCAAGGCGATATCTTTGACGTTGATCTGGACAAGCAGACTATTTTCCCACTAGTGCACCTCATTGTAAATAACGTAACATTTGAGGAAAACGTCATACGTTTTAACATATCAATCTTAGCAATGGATATTACTGACATATCAAAAAAAGAAAGTGCTAACAAGTTCGATGGGAACGATAACGAGTTATGGGTACTTAATACACAGTTATTAGTGCTTAACAGATGTTATGAGCTGTTACGAAGAGGCACATTGTATTCAGATAAATTTCAAATAGATGGTAACCCCAGCTGTGAGCCATTTACAGAAAGGTTTGAAAACAAGCTCGGGGGGTTTACGATGAGCTGTGATATATTAATCGGCAATGACATGACTATCTGCTAATGGATCAAATGGACAGCATACAAGATGTATTAAATGACTTCAAAAATAATGTCATTAACGAGGCTAAAAAAAACTTAGGTAAAAAAAACACGTCTGGTACTTTGCAGAATAGCATACGAGCTAAGGTTAAGGAATCCAAAAACAGCATTGAGATCAACTTTGAAATGGCTAATTACGGAATATTTCAAGACAGAGGTGTTAAGGGAGTTGAAAGCGGAAAGAGTCTAAGTGGTTACAGATATACTCGCAGAGGTGGTGCCGGTAGCTTAAAGGGTATGCCGCCACCCTCAGCATTCGACAAGTGGGTTGTACAAAAAGGTGGATTCAGCTCTCAAATCAGAGGTAAAAAAGGAAGGTTTATAAAAAGAAAGACTTTGACATTTTTAATAGCAAGAAGCGTATTCAAGGATGGAATTAAACCAAGTATGTTTTTCACTAAGCCGTTTGAAAAGCATTTTAAAAGATTACCACCAGAACTGCTCGAAAAATTCGGTCTGGATCTGGCAAATCTATATAGTCAAATAACCGATAACAGTTTTAAAGAATTTAACAAATGAATTTAGCAAGATCGCCATACATAGTCGAAATTTCAGTTGCAACACAAACGGCTAGCAAAGTAAAGTTGTATTTATGGACAACTGGAAGCCAACCAGCTAGCCCTCAATATACGTTAGACAAGCTTATACCAGCATCCAACAATGTCAAGACGTATTACAATATATCACCTTACGTTCGCGAATATTTTACAATGGGGGGATATGACTATGACACCGCAAATTTCTTTGACACAGCAACAAGCACAAACTATGTCGTTAATTATCACATAGAAAAATTCAAAACAATCGGGGGAGTGGAGTCATCTGCTGGTACGGAAACTGGTCAATTCATGAATGGATATTCAAAATACACAGAAGGATTTAATGCGACCACCTCAGACGTTCTTTTAGAAGAGGGAACATATCTGTACCATTATGATAGTTCATTCAGCACAACGCAAAGAAATGCACTTGCTGGAAGTTTTGATGCTGAACTTGCTGTTGGAGAAAAAATTAAGTACACCAATTTAAGAACTGGATCAACGCAAATTTACACCATTAGTGCTGCTGGAGTTAAAGTATTTGGCAGAGTGTATACCGGCAATCTTGCAGATGGGAATAAAGTCGAAATGATCAATACAAGTGCGGCGGTTGTTTGGACAGCTACATTCAAACCAGTATGCGAGCCAAAATACAGTCCTATTGTTTTAGATTTTGTAAACAAACATGGCAGTTGGTCACGAATGTTTTTCATGAAGGTAAATAAAAGAACAACAGCGATAAAAAGTAAAGAATTCAAATTCAACCCTCAAACCCTGCCATACAGTCCAACTAGCGATGGCGGACAGATCAAGCAATTCAATAAGACTGGTAACGAATCAATTACTTTAAACAGTGGATTTGTAAACGATGGATATGCTGAATACATTGAGCAGCTAATGTTAAGCGAACATGTCACTATTTTAGATTATGACACTAACCAAAATGCCTTTCCAGCTAAGGTTAAAACATCGTCTTTAAAAAAGCAAACTGGATTGAATGACGGCACGATGAATTACACACTTGACTTTGATTTTGCCTTTGATCTTATAAACAACGTAACATAATGAGGGGAGTTTCTGTTTACATAGAGGGTGTCAAATTAGATTTATTTAAAGATGAGCAAATAAATGTTACATCAATTCAACAGAACGTTCAGGATCTTGCTGCCGTTTTTGCTGACTTTAGTCAATCGTTTACCGTTCCGGCTACACCAAACAATAATAAAGTATTTGAGCATTTTTATCAGAATGACATAACACCAACTATAGACCAAAATATACGGAGAGCGGCTTTCATTGAGATTGATTTAACTACATTTAGACGAGGTAAAATAAGCCTTGAAAAAACGGAAGTGCAAAACAATGAGCCATATTCTTATCAAATCACATTCTATGGAGATGTAGCAAGTTTAAAAGATACGTTTGGCGAATCCAAGCTTGTAGATATAACAACCTTAAATACAACAGATTTTAATTATTCCAGTTCTACGGTTAGCCAAAGAATAACAGACGATGCAACAGAGTACCCAATTCGCTTTCCTTTAATAGTTGGCAGAAACGTAACCTATGGTGATGGTGCAAGTACAGATATAAGTCACACCGGTAGTGGCTCAATAGCATACACAGAGTTGTTCCCAGCAATAGCAGTGTATCAAATATTCAATGCAATTCAAAGTCATTACAGCATTACGTTCAATGGTTTGTTTTTAAACAATGACAGATTCAGAAGGGCATTTTTGTATTGCCAAAATTCAGAAGCATTTTTGTACACAACAGCTTCGCAAATAGCACAACAAGAAAATTTAGTAACTGGAGCAAACAACACAAATCCAGTAGCAGAAGCAAGTCACTTTTTTGATCAAGCAAATCACACGTTAACAATAAGCAACACAGAGCCAACTGTGATGTTTCCAAGCTTAACTCCAAGTGGTGGCACAATATCTAATGCAAGGCATAGCATTCAGTTTGCAGTTAGTAATGTTAGTAATGCAACGATAGGATATTATATTGATGTTTATTTAAATGGTGAATTATCGCAAAGCTTTTTTCGTGAAGGAAATAGTAATATACAAATAGTTAATGTCAGTAATGACTCAATACTTAGCAATCAATATTCGTTTTATGTCAGAGCGTTAAATGCACTTACATTTAATTTTGAGGTTAAATATTTACAAGCAGCAGTATACGTTTCAACTGGAGTTACACTTGTTGCTAACACATATACAAGTAGCAGTACGTTTTCAACTACGGCAACTTTTAGTGTATTAAACTATCTGCCAGATATAAAAGTAGTTGACTTTTTTAAAGGTATTCTACAGATGTTTAATTTAACGTGCTACGGCACTTCTAAAGACGTTTATCAAATTGAGCCATTGGATGACTGGTATCAAAAAGGAGCTATTGTAGACATCACAGAATTTACAGACATAAAAAGCATCAACCTTGATCGAGTTAAATTATTTAAAAATATTAGTTTTAATTATCAGGAAAGTGAATGTGCAACAAACGAAGCATTTAGAGAGCTATCAAATGGTCGTAATTATGGTAATGTCAGTAATAAATTTGATTACGATGGGGGCGAATATAAAATAGATTTGCCGTTTGAAAACATGATGATGCACAAGTTTACCGATACTGATTTGCAAGTTGGTAAAAGATTAAATACCGACATTCAAACATACATAGCCAAACCATTGATCATGTATGCCTACGATACCACAAGCGCACAATGGAGATTAAACGAGGGTGGCAGTGTAACTAATATGAATACATATATACCTTTCGGACAAGATCTGCGTTTAGGCACTACGGATTTTACATTAAACTTTAATGCTGATAATAGCACATTTTTATTGGAGCCAATACCAAATACTTTATACGCAATTTATTACGCCCAATATTTAAGTAATTTATACAACCTTAAAAACAGAAGAACTAATGTCAAGACGAATCTGCCTATAAGCTTATTAACCGGTCTTGAATTAAATGACAGAGTGATTATAAGAGACAAGCGTTACATGATTGACAGCATGAAGTCCAACTTAAATACTGGCGATGTTGATCTGGTGCTTATCAATGATTTCAGAGAGCTTATTGCAGATGGTGGCATAGTACCAGAGGTAATAGTCCCGGATAATAGTGCACAATGTTTAAACATAGATATATTGTTCCCAAACAATGCAGTTAGTGCTACGGTAACAACAACGACTGCTGGAGTTACTATCACACCTAGTACTTTTACTGCAGAAGGAAGGACAAGAGTCTGCCTACCAGTCAATGGAGCTACTGATTTAATTGTTACAGAAGACGGAACAGATGATATAACAGATGAGAATGCTGGCAGTATTGCAACAAAACAATTAAGAACAGAAGGAGGCGGAGCTACGGTTATTATTTTAGTCGTAACATACACATTCAGTAATGGAACAACTGCGGCCAATCAAATATTCATACAACAAGATGCTTAAACATATAATAGATTTACTACAATTAGATGACTTCTACGA